CTTACCTAAGCTCTTGAAATCTTTGACGATGATTCCTTTGAAATTATCATCAGCTCTTTTGAAACTCTTTTTAAGGTTGTAACTCCTTGTTCTAGACTTTCTAAAGACACCATAGATCTTTTCATGGAATAACTTAGTGGATTTCGCATTCACTGCTCTGCTCACTATCTCTCTCTTTTTAGAAAGAGGTGTCATTTTGTTCTCAAGTAGATCATTTGCCTTTTTATTGATAAAAGGACTTCCTGTTGCCGAAGCATTTACTATTGTGTACATGATTGTTATTTATTTATAGTTAGAACCAGATACAGGAATCGAACCTGTGACTCCTCTTCTTTTTACAGTTGAGCGCTCTGACCACTGAGCTAATTCTCCAATATTGAGGACTCGTACTTTGGTAGTACTACAGAGTGAACGCTCTGCTAGGCTGTTATTTATATTTAATGCGGAACTACGCACAATCACCTTTACCATGATGATAATTTAAACAGGTTTTCTCACAACCTAGTTCTATACTTTAGTGAGTTGTTGGGAATTGCTTAACGACAGAATCATGCACGGTCTACACAGTGCGCGATATGGTCTATAAATTCTACCAAGATAAAGTATGCTCTTTATTTCCAACAATACAACGAGCATTGTACTGTTTCGTTTGCATGATTTTTAAGTCTGCACTAACTCATTGTTACATCCTACCAAGATGTTCGATATCCTTAATGAGATTGGTAGTCTCATCAAGAAAACAATGTAGTAGCCCCACATGCTTGTCAAGGTTTATCAACCTCAAGGAGAATACCCTCTAACCTAGTTAAAGAGTATTCTTTCAACTCCAGTCTTTTACAGACTTTGGAGCATAGCCACATAATCCTCCCAGAGGACTAATAGGCCATTCACTAACACATATCTTTCCTTCATGGCGATAGGTTTAGATGAGTAAATAGACGACTGTAACACAACATTTATCGTTGTTCACATAATGATGATATTTGTTAATTAAAGCTATTATGTTGCTTCTACTTCAACAAATGCGTGTTCAATCAGGTGTCTGAATGTATATGTGAAGGGTTTCACCCCAACAACACCAACACTCATCCATTCTATCCTCATCATACCAAGCGCTATTCTGGGTATATGTGGTTGTCTAACTGACGTATATGGGTAGCAGCAGGGAGAAGAGCCGAAGCCCCTCTCCTAGTGCCATCCATTCAGGCTTACATAGACCCAACTACAGGGTTAGCCTCAGCAGCCATCTTAGCCTTCAGAGCAGCAAGCTCCTGTTCAGGCGTCAATGCAGCAACAGGTGCAGTAGGTGCAGCCTGCTCAATAGGTGGCTTTGCGTCACCAGTCACAAAGACAGTAGGCTTCCCCAATGTCTTGACTGATTCCAACAACTCACCCATAGTCAACTCACCAGCATTGGTGAAATTGAACTGGCGACCGTACGTGGCATCAGCTTCAGTCTCCTCAACGGCTACCAAATACCTCTTGCCTATCTCAAAGCCTTCTTGCTTTGCGACAGTACCACTAATCACTCTCTTATCAGGACAAGTCCCTGCGAGAACGTTCAACAACACGGGCATGTGCCCATTCTTATCAGCAGTCTTACCTACCAATACTTTAGCCGTAACGGCAATCATTCCTCCAAACATAACTTCTAAGCTTTAAATTTACAAAATAGAGATGCAGCATCAATAAACCCGTGGAGGGTCTTGGCCGCGGAAACGAGGAGGGGTGCTTTTGGGGGGTAGCTCTCAGCACCCACTATATTTTCTGAAAAAAAATTTGGAAAAGTAAAAAATTTTACGTATATTTACTATATAATAGTAAAAATGGAAAATAAAGAAACATATATTTGCAAAGAAAGCAAAACAGAAAAACGTCATATGGTCGATATTCCATGTAGGAATAAAAAATGTAAACCTTGTGCAGAACATAGGGTAGAGATTATGAAAGAGCTAGAAGCAAGAGGACCTACACCCCCTATAGTAGAAGGAATAGAACCTAAGGATTGTAAATGTGGAGAAAAAACCAATGGTAAATTCTACCCAACACACGAAAGACTTTTATCAATGTCTTACCCCATGTCAGGATATATACAATGTGATCATTGTAAAAGATTAGCATGGACCTATTACAACGATGGTTCAGGAAATATACCCGAAGGTACTTTGAATGTAGGTGGGGAAATCAAAACAGAATATCTTTGAAAAAATTTTTGGGGGTAGGGGCCTGATTTTCAGTACCTTGATAACTGCCCACAAAAAAACTTCAAAAAAAATTTGGAAATTAGAAAAATTTTACTTATATTTGCATATTCTCAATTGAGAAGTGTTACATAATTCCCCTGGTCAAGCAACCGAAAGAGAAATAAGCGCAGGGAAAAGACGGGTTCTAGTAGTAATCTCCTGAAAAGATGATGATGAAACAAGTTGCTCCTGTCAGTAACGAAAAGAGCAGATATATAAAGCACAGGTGTGCGGATGGATCAGACAGAAGTAAGTCTCTTGAATCAACAAGAAGGAAATCATCCCAAGCTCGATGTTCACTGCCTGAGTGGAAATTATCTGTAAAACAGCCAGAACAACAGAAATGGATTTTGTTGTAAAGGACTTGTCATGCTTAAAAATAAAAGATGGAAGATAATAAAAAAAGTAAAGACTGGACAGGTTTCGTATTCGGGAAAGACTGGTATAAGATGTGGCCTGAATATGCTTTGACAGAAGATGTCACCAAATTGAAAAAAATACAAGATAATGGAGAACAGATCGACTGAACTGCAACTACTGGAAATTGAAAGGAAAGCAAAAATAGCTGCTGAAGAAGAGAATAATATCTTTAGGAAATGGTTTTATACTGAGTACCTTCAGAATGTATTGAAAAATGGGAAATAAAGGGATAAGACAACAGATGGAAGAGGCCATAGAGTATGATACAGATCTTGATCTGCAATGGGCTACTGAAAGGATGTTGGATCTAGCAATAGGCCGTCAAGAAAGAATTGAAGAAGAAAGTATGGGAAAGACAAAAGCATTTTGGGAGAAAACGATTAATGATAGGCTTTCTCAGAAAAAAGTGGAAAAGTTGGTAGAAGATACCTACCAATACCATGTAAAGGATATGGAGGTGGATACAGTAGAAGAAGCCCTTAAGATGGGTATAGCTGAAGGAATTTTAGCTGCAGTACATATATTGACACAAGATCAATGAAAGGATCATACAGCTTTACAGCAGTACTTTGTATAATGTTCTTTATGGCAGGAATAGCCTTTGGATATGAGTTCAAAGAATGTCCTAGTTATATAAGATATTCTCCTTATATATATCACCAGAGTTTCCCTGATTGGGAATACCCTGCTTACACTGCAACAGTAGACTCTCTTGGAAACATTAAAATAAAACACAAATGAACGAAACACTACAATGGGCTGCAATTATTGCCCTAGCATTAGGTTGGATGCCGACCATATTGAAAAAGATACAGATTTTTCTATCTAAGATTTCATTTGATCAATCAAAAGAAGGATGATCAGAGAGATAACGATAAGTAAGGGTAGTAATTTTTGCATGGGGGATAACTCCCATGACCTGCAGGACCAAAAGCTTGAGTTCAGGTTCAAGATGGATGAAAGTGCCATATATAGATCTGGTACGTGGGCAAACCAACAGGACATCAATAAGCTGACAGGTTTTTCTTCTTGTGGACACTTCCACCATCAGAACTCAGCAAGGTTCGGGTGGAATTGGATGCCTAATTGGTACTACACGATTCCTGATCTAGAAAAGAATTGGAAGACTGTATCACCTGACTTGGACATTACTGATGGTAAAATGCAGATATGGGCGTACAACTATGTAGATGGAGTACGCCAGTCTCAGATGTTGGGATACTATGAACTTGACACATGGGCTATAGGTGCTGTTAGAAGAAGGCAAGGAAAATATATCTTCCACTATGGAGACTATGAACCACAGATAAAAGTGAGGAACAAAATAATCATGCCAGCTTCAGATTGTGAAAATATGGAAGGTTATATGTTGAACCCATATTTCGGAGGAGACGAGAGAGCTAAACAGAAGATAACTATTTGGTTAGAGTACAGATGAGAAAGATTTTAATTGTATTGTTCCTTATAGTATCAAATATACTAGCGGCTCAAAAGTTCAACACAGACAGTGTATTCTTCCAAGGTACAGGACTTAAGACAGATAGGACTTTTGTTCTTTCTGAGAACACTTTGATGCAAGAGTTTGCTGGTCATTTGACTTTGTATAAAAGAGCATCAAAAGTAAAGAAGGTGAAGATAGGGAAATACCGCTTTGACAGGTGGGACGCAATAGATGTCTCAGATGATTCTGAAGTAAGGATATTTTACAAAGAAAGACACAGTATTGCAATAGAATTCCGAAAAGGTGTGATTGCAGAATATTTAATAGAAAAAGAATGATAGTAAATGCACCATTAAGGAATAATGTAGATATCTCCACATGGGGGCTCTCTAAAGTCAATACGATATGCAACGGAGGAACTTGGACAAGGGATCCTCTTAATTTTGCTACTGATGCCCAACTCCAAGCGCTGGCAGCTTCAGGTAAGGATGTTATATACTCAGTATGTCTTGCAAGGACTCCAGAACAGGAACTGGCTGAAGTGAATAGATATCTTTCTTTTGGGGTCAGTATCGTGGCAGTCCGTCTAGGTAACGAAGAGAATCAATACGTGGACATGACAGGAATCTGGATACCAGCTGCCTACGCTTACGGGGAAGCGCAAGGAGCGCAATACGTAACGAACGTTCAGCCTTACGCAGATATTCTTCCTTTCCCAAGAATCTATTCTGGAGAATTTCCCTCTAATATGCAAGGTACCAGATTCGAGTTGTTCAGGGAAGGCTGGAACAAGGGTATCTCTGATAATATCAATGCTGAAGATAAGATAGATATGCACATCTATCAGAATCAAGATAAGTTGATCAATCAATCCCAGCAGATAGATTTATCTTATTTAAAACTTACTCCACACCCTGTCAGCAACAAATTTGTTATAATCGAGTCTGGTATTCCTATCCAAACAGTTGTTGACGAGAATTCTTTTGTTTCACAGACTATAAGTCTTTGGGAAAGGATTATTGAGGCTCTAAGGCCAGAAGATGAGTTCGGAGTGCAGCTTATGGAACAGGCTGAGTTCCCCATAGGAATGGTGTACAACGGAAAGTTGACAGAATTAGGAGAATGGGTAAATGGTCTTTTTTATGAAGAAGAACCAAAAGTGGTGGTCACAAGAATACCCTATACTTTTGTTTCATGGTTCTCTGGATTATATTTGTATGGTCTATACGATCTGTCTGATGGTAGAAAAAAAGTTTTTGCAAGATTCTTCAAGTCTGAAGCGCCTTCTGTAGGAGATGAGTGGCCTGGTTGAAAAATAAATTTGCATATGTCAAAAATTTTACTTATATTTGTACTATGAAAATGAGGAAGTGTAAAAAGTGTGGGGATAGCAAGTTCGTATACGAAACAGGTAAATGCATAAAATGCACCTTCTCACACAAATGGATTAACAAAGTAAAAGAAAAACAAGATGAGGGACTTTGAATATTTAGACCCAGAGGACGAAAGATTTATGGAAAAACTCGCTGAAGAGTATGTTCCTAATGACCACTATGAGATCTATATCTCTACAAATGGAGATCCTTTTGAATCTATAGATGTCTCTTCTGTTTTTGATACTCCTGAAAAATTGGAGGAGTTAGGGTTCGGGTCTGGTCAAAGGACTGTTATCGCTCTCACTCCAACAGGTTTGGATATCTTACTTCAAAATGGCTTTTCAGAAATGGAAGTGGTCAGGGAGTGGGGAGAGTATGGAAGTATAGAGGAAGATGACTATTGATATAAAGACAGATAAAAAAGGGTATTTTTTCAGATGGTATGAAATTATGAATCCTTTCTTCAATCTTGCTCCTTCTGAAAGGAAAACATTGGCTCTGATAGTCAACGAATACTACAAGAATTTGAGCAAGGTGAAAGATAAAGAGATAGCATGGAAACTTGCTATGGACTACGATGCAAAAACAAGAGCAAGAGAGGATCTAGGTGATATATCATTTAATTCTCATGCTAACATACTGACCTCTTTAAGAAAAAGGGGTATACTTGTGAACAATAGAGTAGTAAGTCCATACCTGGCAAATTTGGATAAAGAAATATGTTTCAAGTTCAGTATATATGAAGATAGATCAGACAATAAAGAACATAGTAAATAAGATATCAATAGAAGAGATACAATCTAAAGGGACGATATACGCTATACTTGATAATTATTATAGAATGATAAGAGAAGATATAGCTGAACAAGAAAAACCTAAAGATTATAAGACTTTTATAGTACCTAGTTTAGGAAAGTTCACTATAAAACATTCAGGTAAAGTAAAAAAAGATGAGTACATCAAAAGAAGTACTAACAGTACTGGAGAAGGAGGGGAGAAAGATTGAGATATATGATTCATTCGATCCTGCAAGATTAGAGGATGAAACGCGAGAGCAGTATTCCTTACGAAGAAAGATAAACGAAATGAGACCTAGGGGCACAAGAGAAGTAGTGCATATATCAAGTTTTTTGATACCTAAGATGTCTGAGGACGGAAGAGTGGAGTTGGATGCACAGGGAAAACCTGTATTTATTGGAAAAAGTCATGGGGTAACTTATCACAGACCACATCCAAAAGGAAAAGAAAAAGAACATAGGGCCCTAATGGGTAAGTTTGAAAAAATTGCAAAAGAAAAAAGAAATGAAGAAGGATAAAGGACTAGAGTTTGAGGAGAAAGAAAGACATCATTTTACGCCCGAAGAGGCAGAAGCGTTGATAGAGGAGTTGGATTTAGTACCTATTTCAGGTAGTGTGGTAGTGTACATCGAACCACGTGTACAAAAAGAAGGAGAAAGTCTTTTGGAAATGGAAGAACTTGAGAACCAACACAAAGAAGATAGAAAGTATCTGAAGGTTCTTGCTGCTGCAGATAATTGTGTGAAAGTAAAAAAGGGAGATTATGTGATACCAAAATTTCAGTTCACTGATACTGGTGTATTCCTACCTCCTACAAAACCACTTATGGTTGGAGATTGCTTCTACCACGTACTTGATGAGGTACAGATATTGGCAACAGTTAAAAACCCTCTTTCATGATAAGAGAAGTACATTTTGGTAAAACAGTAAGGGAGAAATTACAAAAAGGGGTAGACATAGTAGCAGAAGCTGTAAAAGTCACCCTTGGCCCTAAAGGAAGGAATGTCATTATAGACAAGAACTACGTTACTCCACATATAACAAAAGATGGAGTCACTGTCGCCAAAAGTATAACTTTGGAAGACAGATTTGAGAACATGGGTGCTTCTATGCTACAAGATGTCGCAAAGAAAGCATTGGAGTCATCAGGTGATGGTACTTCGACAGCTATTGTTCTTGCACAAGCTATACTCAATAAATCCATGAGCTTCAGGGAATCTGGTGAAAATCCGATACAACTGAACAATGAGATCTTTGAAGCCAAAGAGTTTCTTAAAGAAGAGTTGAAAAAAGTTGCAAGGAAAATAGAATCCAAAGAAGACCTTTATTCTGTTGCACTTATATCTGCCAATGGTGATGAAGAGATCGCTAAACTTATCTCTGATGTGTATCATGAGGTAGGTCAAGCAGGTTCTATCACTATAGATAACTCTCCAAGTGAATCATCCTGGTATGAAATGCAGGAGGGGACCAATATAGATCAAGGATATGTATCTGCTTATTTTGCAGAAGATCAAGGCAAACAGATCGTTAGCTTTGAGGATTGCTATGTCCTTATCACAGCAGATAAGTTCGAGACACTGGAACAGGTGAAGTTCATTATGCCATTCTTGCAAGAGATACATAAAAAGAACAAGCCTCTTCTATTCATTGCTGATGAGTTCGATCACGTAGGACTACAGACCTTGATAGCTAACAAGATAAATCAAGGACTCAAAGTTGTCTGTGTAAAAGCACCATCTGTTGCTACACTTAGAGAAGAAATGTTGAAAGATTTGGCTACTCTTACAGGAGCACACGTGATGAACTCCAAGGAAGGAACGTCTTTGGATAAATTGAAGGCTGAACATGTTGGTACAGCAGGTAAAGTTGTTGTAACAAGGGATAGCACTACGATAGTAAAAGGTGGAGGAGATCCTTCTGAGATAGAGGAAAGGATCAATGTCATCAAAGAAAATATAGCAAACATGGGTAAAGATAAATGGGGACAGAAAAGATATCTGGATCGTATTGCTATGTTAGAAGGAAAAGTGGCACGCATCTTTATAGGTGCTTACACAGAAGTTGAGTTGAAGGAGAAGAAAGACAGGGTAGATGATGCTCTGCAGGCGACCAAAGCTGCTCTAGAAGAGGGAATCATTGAAGGTGGAGGATACACTCTTATGAAGATAAGGGAGTCCTTGGATAGGTCTTCAAATGGTAGTAAGATACTTTACAATGCTTGCGCAGAACCTTTTAATAATATCTTGAAGAATGGTGGGTATAGCCCAGAAGCCATCTTCAGGGAAGATCAAGGTTTTGATGCAAGAACGGGAGTACACTGTAATCTTTTTGAATCGGGCATTATAGATCCAATGAAGGTAACTAGAGTGGCTTTGGAATCAGCTTGTTCTATAGCAGGTCTGTTGATGACAACAGAATGTGCAATAGTCAATCATCACAATGAGAATGACCTTGCTGCATTGCAAAGGGGTCGTAATATGAATGGGAATGAATTTGAATAATAAATACGAAATAGGAGAAACTGTATTCTATAATTTATCGAATACACAAGAGGGGATCGTGCTGAATTGGAATTACGATGCACGTACAAAACTGTATATATACGAGGTCTCTTTTGGGCCAGGTATGACAGTCCCTTGTTTTGACACAGAGTTATCAAGTACCAATAGAGGTCTTTACTGATGGGTCTTTTAGTCAGCTTCGATGAAAGTGCAGATTTCTGGAAGATGTATCCACAAATGAAAACAGTGGAACCTTTTAAAACATCTTTCAAAAAGAAAATGCCTTCAGCACATATGTGGGCGATAGCTTTCTTATGTGATCCTTCTGAGGATAATGTTTATAGGAACATACCAGAAGAGGAGAAAATGGAAGTGTTGGCAAAAGATTTCCTTGAAGAGGAAGATTTCGATTGGGAACAATACGAAGAACATATCCACAGATACAAGCAGATGGTACTTTCTCAAGCAGAGAGAAGTCTTATTACGTGGAACGAGACAATGGCACTGAGGGATCGTGAAGTAAAGAAACTATATAAGATGGCATTGAGTAAAGGGGATATAGAGAATGTAGTGACTTTGGATAGGTTGCTTGCAAATACTCCCAAATTCTATGCTGATTACGAGAAGATCGCAAGGGCCTATAAAGAAGAATTAAATAAAAAGGGCAAAGGAGACAGGATAAAATCATTGTCTAGCTCAAATGAGATATGAAGCATTTAGTAAATATAAGAATGCAAATAGGAGAAGAAAATTCTGTAGATATAGAATGGCCCAACTTTTTAATAGGAGCTATTCAAATGGAACTTCATCCTGACTCTTTAAAAGAGTTAGAAGAAAAGTTTCCAGATTTTTTGAACTTATTTGAAGAAGAGGCTACTAAAGCATTAAAACAGTATCTTAAGAATGAGGCCTTAAAAAACAAATAATATGCATACAATTTTTATACACAATAACTCACCAAAAAGCTACAAAGAACTTGAAAAGAAAATGATCAAGAAGTTCGAGATGATAGATGGTGATCAAGTACAGATAATCATGGGCAAAGGTAGGACCAAACCCTATGTAGTACCTGTACATAAAGTAGAAACAAAAGGATGGTTATGGTGGAAAAAGTCCAAAGAGTACATTGATTCCCTAGAATTGAATGAGGGAGATTGGATCAAAGGAACATACCATAGTGATGGTAAATACATCAGATTGAAGTTTGGAGGTAAGTGGTAAGATAGAATATAATTCAAGGGACTTCGTCATTGATGAGGTCCCTTATTTTAATCCTGTCTCTCAAGTACACAAAAGAATATCTTGGTGGAAAGAACAGAAAAGGAGGTGCATAGAAGGACACTGGGTAGGTGGAAAATGGATGCCTGGTATCCTATATTTCTATGTCAACTTCTGTAAGATCGACATTCAGACAACAAAAGGTAAGCAATTAGGTAGACCATGGTTGAGGGATTTGGAGTGGGAAAAGGCCTACATCAAAGCTGAAGCTATGGGATTTTCTGGTTTTGAGGAAGACTTGGAATACTCTTGTAATAAGTTGTTGTTGAGCGACCTCTCAGATGAAAGGATAATAAGATTCCATTGTACAGAGATCGAAACTGGTGAGCTCAATAAAAGGATGTATGAGAATATCTTTAAAGAAGATGGTACTAGAAAGATCTATACTCCAGTAAGAGAATACCTCAACAAGATACACCCAGAGAATATGGGACGTGCTGTATGGGAGAACAGTGCTCAGAATCTCATCGACTTGGAAAGTAGGGATGGTGGTAAATCATTCTCTGCCGCAGGAGAGTTGGCACATGATTTCTTATTGGATGGTGCTCTTTATTATGATGAATATCTAGACAATAAAAAGAAAGGAGAACAACAGGTCACCCAGCTATTGGTAGGTGCAATTGATGCGTCTTATTCCAACAACCTTTTGAAGAAATTCAAAGTGATAATGGACAATCTTCCTGGGGCTTTGACATATAATGGTGTGTTCTATCCATCACCGTTGGCTGTAGAGACAAGTGGCTCTTTGAGGCCAGGTGCTTTCTTTGTCAATGAGGATTCTGGAACACAGATAGTACACAAGACATTTAAAGACAATCCTGGTGCTGGTGCTGGATTCCGTTGTTCCAAAGTATTCCTCGAAGAGGTAGGATACATGAATAATATCAAAGATGCTCTTGCAGCATTGAAGGACGTTGTATCTGGTAGTGGTAAGCAATATGGTGTAATACACATGTTCGGTACAGGTGGTCTCTCTAAAGGACTTGCTGCTATACACACAATGGATATCTTTTTTGACCCTAAGTCGTACAATTGTCTGGAATTCCCAGATCTTTGGGAGAACAGAGATAAGCCTATAGGGTATTTTGTACCTGGAACAAAAGTATTGAACCAATATAAAGAGGGCCCTAATCTTGTCACCAACATGCCTGAAGCAGAAGAATGGGTGTTCAAGTATAGAAAAGAGGCAGAGAATAATAGAGAAGAATACGCAGGTAGAATAATCAACAGACCACTTGTTCCAAGTGAGATATTCTACAATCAGGATTCCAACTACTTTCCTACTATCGACCTTAAAATGCAGAAAGCAGAAATAGAGTCTGATCCTAGGAAATATGAGTATGCCCATTGGAAAGGTTTCTGTATTGTAAAAGAAGATGGAAAAGTATCTTTCAAATCCACACCTGATGAACCTATCAGGAAGTTCCCATTCAAAGTAACTGCTGCACAACAAGGTTGTATAGAGATTTTCGAGCATCCAGTGGAGATAGGGGGTGAAGTCCCTGAAGGATTATATTTAGCGGGGACTGACCCTGTTGATGATGATGGTTTTGAGGGTTCACTGCAATCTACTTTTATCATACATAGGTTGACAAGAAGGATTGTAGCTGAGTATACAGCAAGACACGCAAGTGCAGAAGAGTACTATGAGAACTTGAGAAAACTATTACTTTATTACAACGCTAAGTGTAATTACGAAAACAACAAAAAAGGATTGTTCGCCTATTTCAATAATAAGAACAGTTTGCATCTATTATCTGAGACTCCTAAGATCCTTTCAGATAAGAATATGGCTAAAGTCAAATCTGGTCTCAATAAGACCTATGGTACAAATGCTAATGCAGAAGTCAATAGATTTGGTAGGGAGTTGATAAAGAGTTATTTATTGGATGCTTCTTATAAGAACCCAGATCAAAGTAATGTATATACACTCAGATCTATAGGACTTGTACAAGAGTTGATCTTCTGGAATCCAGAGGCCAACTTCGATAGAGTGTCTGCTCTTGGTATGTGTATGATACTTCTATCAGACCAACATAAAGTAGAGGTGGACATACATAAAGAAGTAAGAGTTACAGCACAAGACAAATTTTGGGATAGACCATTTAAGAATAATATGAAAAGCTATAATACTTCTCATAAAAAACTGAATATTCCTCCACCAAATTTCTAAAATCAAAGAAAAATTCGTATTATTGTAAGTTATGAAAGGAAAAGCATCCCAAAAATTCCCGTCTCAGAATAGGACTACCAGTCAAAAATTGAATGACAAGGACTGGCAGAAAGCCTGTATAGAGGGTGCAGAAGCCCTCACTATTTTCTCGAACAACATGCTCAGAGAGAGTTTTTACAATAAACGTATAAACTATGATCTGGCTAATGGTATATTGGATACCAGAGATTTAGAGAAGGTATGTAACCCTATGGGATTCAGTGGAGAATTTCCAGCTACTTTACAGAACTATCCTATTGCAACTCCTAAACTGAACCTCTTGGTAGGTGAAGAGGAGAAAAGACGTTTTGAATGGAGGGTCGTGTCTACATCCTCTGATACAGTTTCTGAAAAGGAAAAACTCAAGAAAAAGGATATAATAGAAGCTATGTCACAAGCCATCCAGAATTCTGGAATGGGAGAAGAGCAGATAGCTGCAGAATTAGAGAAGATCAATCAGTATTACGATTACGAGTATCAGGACTTCAGAGAGATGATGGCTTCTGATATACTTTCCTATCAATGGAAAAAGCAAAATCTTAAAAGGCTTTTCAACAAAGGTATGTATGATGTGCTTATAGCTGCAGAAGAAGCTTATGCAATCGACATCGTTGCTGGAGAGCCTTCCGTGCGAAAAGTAGATCCATTGACATTCTATACTTATGGAATGGGTAAATCTCCTTATGTAGAAGATAGTGATATCATCATAGAAGATGGTTATATGTCTACTGGACAGGTCATTGATGAGTATTACGAATATCTAGAAAAAAGTCATATAGAATGGCTTGAAGGAGAAGCTGCTTCTGGATCAGGAGGTCGTGGAGCCAACCATACTCCAGATTACCCTAATCCAGAACCTTCTTGGAATGCTGATCTTTGGAACAGTGGTTCTTATGTGAATCTGAACAATACCAATAACAGTAACATACTTGCTTCTGCTTTTGATGCAGATGGTAATATAAGAGTTACAAGGGTGGTCTGGAAATCAAGACTTAAATTGAAGAAGGTCACTGGTATGGACGAAGATGGGGTACAGTATGAAGAAATAGTTTCTGAGAACTACTCTGCTGGTGAAGGAGAAAGGATAAGTACTTTTTGGGTGAACGAATGGTGGGAGGGTACACGTATAGGTGACGATATCTATATCAAGATACAACCCAGACCTGTTCAGTTGAGAAGTGTGAACAATCTTTCCAAGTGCCACCCAGGTTATGTAGGAACTGTTTACAACATCAATACAAGTAAGGCAAGGTCTATGTATGACCACATGAAGCCTTACCAGTATCTTTATAACATATTCATGAGAAGACTTGAGTTGGCCTTCTCTCAATATAAGGGCCCTATATACGAATTGGATATCTCTAAGAAACCTGCTGATTGGGAAACTGAGAAGTGGATGTATTATGCAGAAGTATTAGGATGGAATATTGTAGATAACTTCAATGAAGGAGTAAAAGGAGCCTCACAAGGAACTCTTGCAGGTAATTTTAATACTACAGGAGGTAGGGTGATGAATCCAGATATAAGTGGTTTCATAAGGTCCAATGTAGATATGTTGTCCTACATAGAACATCAGGTCGGTAGGATCTCAGGTGTATCAGAACAAAGAGAGGGACAGATAGGCCCCAACGATCTTGTTGGTTCTACAGAAAGAGCAGTGACTCAATCTTCTCACATTACAGAGCCTTATTTTGCTCTGCATGACGATACCAAGCTAAGGGTACTTACAGCCCTTCTAGAGACAGCTAAATGGTGTTATAGGAACGAAACGGACAAGACAATGCAATATGTATTGGATGACATGTCCATAAAAACATTGAAGATAGATGGAGAAGCGCTTTCTGAATGCGATTATGATGTATTCATAACCAACTCTTCCAAGACATTCGAGCTTGAACAATCTATCAAACAACTCTCTCATGCTGCTGTACAGAATCAGCAGATGGATGTATCCAAACTTGTCAAGATCTGGAACGCTTCGTCTATGACCAAGATGAGCAAAGAACTTGAAGAAGCTGAAAAGCAGAAAGCAATGCAAGCTCAGAAAGCTCAAGAAAGAGAGATCGAAGGCAACAAGCAGGTACAAGAGATGGCTGCACAGAATCAACAAGCTATGGTGGAAGCTCAGAAAGAGCTCAAGCAATTGGAGTTGGATAATGCTTTGATAAAAGAAAGAGTGAAAGGAGATGAGGACAGAAAGACACTGGCTCTCAAGCTTACTTTGGAAAAAGAAAAGAGTATGATAGATGCTGATAATGACCGTATACCAGATCAACTTGAGATGGAAATGGCACAACAGCAGACTAAGATACAAGAAAGAGAATTGGATCTCAAAGAAAAAGAGATCAAGGACAAAAAAGAGATTGAGCTAAAAAAGATAGCTGCATCTAAAAGCCATAAAGCTAAATAAAAAGTGCTCACAAAAGGCTAATATTTTTTGTTAATTCACACATTAATGATTAAATTTGTAAAACAATGGCAGAAAAAGAGGAAGTCGATCTATTCGACATAGATATGCTCAGTAAGTTCTCTGCTCCATCTGAGGAGCCTTCTGGGGAAGAAGAAATAGAGGAAACAGAAGAGCAAGAAGAAATTGAAGAGGAAAGCGTTCAGGAAGACATTGTTCCTAATGAAACTGAAGAAGAGGAAGAACAGGAAGAAGAAAGTGAGGAAGAAGAGGGAAAAGATTCCCCTTTACTCAATTTTGCCCGATTGTTAAAAGAGAACGGTGTTCTTCCTGACGCTGACCTTGCTAATGTAAAAGAGACCCAAGATCTCATAGGACTTGTCTCCAAACAAATAGAGTTGGAGAACAACAAGTACAAAGAGACTTTACCGCCTCCACATAAAGATATAGCTGATCTTATTGAAAATGGATTCTCTGAAAAAGAGGCTATTGGAATAGAAAAGAACAGGCTTGCTTTTGAAAGCCTTACAGATGAGGCCATAGAAGGAGACTTGAACGTAGCAAAAAATGTATATGAGACACACCTTCGAGCAGAAGGATATTCTGATAAACATATTGCAAAACTACTAAAAGCTTCTGAAGAGGATATAGTAGAAGAGGCTTTAGCTTCACGAGAAGCTCTCAAACAACGATTTGAAGCAGAGGTGCAAGCTAATATAGAAGCTAAAAAGACCCAAGAAGCAGAGGAAGAAGCCCAAAGGCAGAAAACTCTCGCAGAATTGAAAAAACAGATTGACTCTACAGAAGAGATCATCCCTGGAAGAAAGATACCAGCCGCCCAAAGGAAGAAGTTATATGAAATGATAACCCAACCTATTGACGGAAAAGATGGACAACCTATCAATACTATACAAAAGTTGAGACAGGAAGATCCTCTTAGATTTGAGATAACACTTGCCTACTTGGTTAGTCAAGGAGTGTTTTCAGGAAAGTGGGATTCACTTATGAAAACAGCAAAAACTCAAGTCACCAAAGATTTTGAAAACTCACTCTTCAATAGTGCTAGTAGTACTGGAGGAGCAGGTGCTCAAACCCAGAAGGTATCAGGCAATGAACAAACAAAAGCATTGGTTGATAGTCTTCGATTTAAACTTTAAAAACCCAATAAAATATGAAAATTAGTGATTTCGTAGAATATTTGCCGACTGATTGGACGGGTTTGACAACTGCTAATCATATCGGACAAATCTATGGATTGGAGCCACAATTCGCTACCAAACTCGTTTCAAGACTTCTTGAAGTGAACTTTGGTAATGACTTGGAATCATTCCTAGATCAGTTCGGATCTCTGTATCTGGACTCTAATGAAAGCTTCCGTTGGATGCTGCAAGGTAATAGTAGGAAGAACATTCCTCTTGTACGTGCAGAGATCGATGGAGTAGTTGTTCAACCAACTGACCAAACAGGTAAGTATAACTCTCGTTTTACCCTTGTCTTTAATGAAGCACATTTCTCCGATCAGAATTTGATCGTAGGTAATAAAAATGAAGCATATCCTGTTAGGATCGTGCAAGAGCCTATTTCAGTAGGCCCTAATGAGTATCACTATCTTTGTGAGCTTATGCACCCTGACCAGAATGTCTACATCCCTTATGAAGAGCTTCAAGGCGGAACAAGGTGGTCTCGTGAGTGGACTCCAGTGGAAAGAACCCTCTCTACCAAAGGTGGATTGGTCACTTACACTTCTCCATTCTCAATGATCAACGATTTCTCCATGATACGTATGGAGGATACCCGACCTGGAGATATGATCGACAAGCCTGTAGCCTTTAACTGGGAAGTACCAGTAGGAGGTGATTACACCAAAGGTGCTAATCCTGGCAAGACACAAACAATGACAACTTGGATGCAATACGCAGACTGGGAATTTGAAACCCAGTTCCGTGAAGAAAAGAATAAACTTCTATATTTTGCACGTTCCAACAAGTCGGCTGATGGCACGTTCAGAACCAAAGGTATCTCTGGATATGAAATTATCCAAGGTGCTGGTATCCGTCAACAGATGGAATCTTCTAATACAGCGTATTACGGAGGGTTCGATATGAAGTGGGCCACTGAGCGAATGCTTGACCTATCTGTCGGAAAACTATCTAAAGATAAACGTAAGTTCATCTGGAGGACTGGAGAATGGGGTATGTACCAATTCTCAGAAGGTCTTGAAGATTATGTAGCACTATACACTCCTTTGCAGGACGATACTCGTGTTGTAGCAGGAGCAGGTAATGCTATGACCTACAAAGGTCAATTCTTGAACTTCATGGGACCTAACGGTGTTGAGATCACTGTATCTCACGAACCTATGTATGACAATCCAGAGCGTAACAAGCTTTATCACCCAAAAGGTGGATTGGCAGAATCATATCGTTATGACATCCTTGACGTAGGAACTTCTGATGGAGAACCTAATGTACGTAAAGTGTACAAGAAAGGAAGTGAGGATATGAGAGGTTATATCCAAGGTCTTCGTAGCCCGTTCGAGATGGGTAAGAAGAATGTTCTCATGAGTCACTCTGTAGATGGTTACACTATCCATAGAGGAACAGAATGTGGAGCAATGGTAAAAGATCCAACTCGTACAGTGGCTATCATACCAACCGTACTTCAAGGAGTAGGTTCTTACTAAGACTGAAAATAAGTAATAAGGGGGAGGGCGTGTCTCTCCCCTATTTTTAACAAAAGGCAAAATTAATATGGCAAAGAAAAAAGAAATAGAGGAAGTAGAAGAAACTGTTGCAGTAGCTACTCCTAAACCAGTTACAAAGGCAGGGTTCTCCCTTCCTAACAAAATTGTAAAACTCAAAGCAATAATCAGAAAAGGTTGGCTTCCAGCAGGCCACGATGGAGAGTTCAAATATAGTATGACAAAAGATAATATCACTTGTCCACTTGACAGTTCAGGGAACTTTGTAAAGATCTTGACAGAAGAAGAAAGGCTGTTCTTAGAGAAAGAACTCAATCTACCTTCGGGTTCTATGAGCCATTACTCCAAATCAAGCCCTAAATCAGGTAAGTTCTCCTATTGGAGCCCTCGTACCACATCTATTAGTATTGATAGGAATGGGTTGACACTGGATCTTTCTAATCCACAAGATTATGCATACTACAAAGTATTGATTGCCAATACCGATTTAGTTGCTCCTTCTTGGGAACGTAAAGACGAAAAAGCTACATACAAGTATGCGATCGTAGATACACAACATGAAGAACTGTCTGACTTCAGGAAAGCAGAAGAAGAAGCTGAAGCTTGGGCCAAATACTATGAAATGGGTAGTTCAGAAGAAGAAATGAGAGATTTCTTGACAGTTTTCCATAATAAGCAGGTTCCTGTAGATGCAACTAAAAAGTGGTTGTTAGGACAGCTTGGTAAATGTGTAAGAGAGAATATGTCTCGATTCATGGCACTGGCAAATGATCCTACTTATAGGACAAAAGTTTTCCTAGAGAAAGCGATTCAAGCAGGGGTGATCAAAAAGAAAGGAAGGAATTTCTTCTTTATAGGTAATGTGGAAACTATTTTCACACCTGATCAGATCCTACAAGAACTAGATCCAGTAAATAACTCTGAAAGATATCTCACTGTAAAGGCACAGATAGACATGGCTAATGACAGCAAATGAAATGTCATATAATTTTGATGTAAGATATGATGCTATATCTACTCTTGCATTACCTGGGTACACGGAGAGGGAAAAGTCCCTCTTCCTGACCCTTGCTCAAGAAAGACTTGTCAAAGCCTATTACAATATAGATGGGAACAAGTACAAAAAAGGGTTCGAGAATACAGAGAAGAGACGTAAAGATCTATCTAAACTAGTAAGGTCTTCTGTCGATGCAGGTGGAAACCCAGTTGCACAACTCTCTACAGACATAGCAACTACAGGAAGAATCGACCAGAACAGTAGATTTTTTTCTTTACCAGAAGATTTCTGGCTTGCTATAACTGAGTGGGGTTATACTGATGAAGACTCAAGTATAAGACCTGCTGAACCGATTGGGGAAAGATACGACATTCAACCCATAACACATGATGAGTATAATGCTCAGAGAAAAAATCCCTTTGAAAAACCAATCTGTGGTAAAGGGTGGAGGCTTGATATAGCTTCCAATACAGGTAAGATCTTACACGAGATTGTGGCTGACAAGCCAATTATACAGTATCATGTAAGATATATAAAGAAGCTACGGAACATTGAGATAAACCTGACAGACCCCACTGCACAAGTGGATTCAGAGCTTAATGAGATGTTTCATAGAGAGATTGTAGATATTGCTGTTGAACTGGCTTTGGAAACGGTTTCTGACAAAAGATTCCAGTCAATGAAGATTGAGAATCAGAATATAGAATAATAACCCTAAAAGAAAAACAAAATGTTTTCAAAAAATCAAACAAACATACAACGAGTTCTAGTTTGTAAAGATGTGGTGGACTCTGTAGCTGGCGTAACAGCAGGTACTACTAAGATAGGTACTCCCGCCTTTAACGCAGGTGAAGTTGTAGTGACTTCAGAATCAGGTGTATTGCTTGATGCTGCTACAGTGCCGTCTTACTCTAAGATCAAACTAACTCAATTCAGAGCAGACGGACAAGTTCGTACTTCTGATGTGATCGACCTTAAAAGGGTCAAGCGTATCAGTACTGCTCCATATCGCGTTGATGCAGAACAATCAGTTGTAGTTGGATACAATCCAGCCACTGGTAATGGTGCTATTGACGTACTCAACTTGAATACTTACTACTTGAGGGTATATGATAAAGCTGATTCTCGTCTGGGCTTTGCTCAACAGGACATCACCCAATCTCATATGGTATCCGATGCAACTGCTACTCAAGCAGAGATTGCAATCAAGTTGGTAAATATACTACAAGCAAATT